ACAGGTAAAGTTCCTGTTACACCAGTTGTTAAAGGTAAACCTGTAGCACTCGTTAATGTTACACTAGATGGTGTTCCTAGTATTGGTGTAACAAGAGTAGGGCTTGTAGCTAATACAAAACTACCAGTTCCAGTTGATACACTTGTTCCTGTTCCACCATTAGCAGTAGGTAAAGTCCCAGTTACACCAGTTGCCAAAGGTAAACCTGTACAAGTAATTAAGTTTCCGCTAGTTGGTGTACCCAAAGCAGGGGTGACAAGAACAGGTGATGCTGCTAATGCAACTACTGTACCTGTTCCAGAGGTTGTCAATGGTGTACCCCAAGCTGTACCTGTAGAGTTAGCTAGGCCACTTGGAGGATACCCTATTCCACCACCGCCACCAATACCTATAGCATTATTTAAATTAACTAAATTTGTATCCATTTCGTTCCAAGTTAATTCAGAACCCTTCCCTGATCGAGTCACGATTGTAGTCATATTAATATCCTATTGCTAACCAATTAAATTGAACAGGCCCAGCAGCTGTTAGCCCAATAAATGAGGTTGTATTTAATCCATAAAACTGAACCATACCTGAATTGTAAGTAGGACTAGCTACCGCGCTACCAGAAATATTAACTCCAGCGGTCGTAAATGGTATAGGGAGTGTAACAGTAACACTTGTGCCTCCAGATGGTGTGGTTGCGGATCCCCACTGCATTAGTAAGCCACTAGGCAGTAATTGATAGCCATTTGTTGCTAATAAAGCGGAAGACGCAGCTACGTTTTTAATATTTGTGCCATCTCCATATACAACAGTATTATTTCCGCATGATACATTGATACCACTTCCAGATGCCGTTTTAACTGTTACATATGCTGACCCAGTACAGTTATTAACTATTTGCCATTCCTGCGTATAAGTAGGTAATATTAAGCTTAAATTACTACTTATTGTGCCAGACAAAATAATAATATTTTTGGCAGCTTGTAATGCACTTAAAGTTATATTAGAGCTACTCATAGTAACTAAAGTTTCACCTTGTTGATTATATGGAACCCATCCTGCCCCAAATAATTCAGGTGACGTTGTATTATTGGCTGTTTTATTTAACCAATACCCAGAATAATCTGTCGCTTGAACTTTTGCCCCTATAGGATAGCCGCCCACTGCTGTAGAGAAAGTTCCATCATAAATGAACGATCCACCAGCCTGCGTGTATTGAAGTGCTTGAGTAGCATTATATAAAATGCCGTTCATATCTTGGCCATAAGGAGGTACGCCTCCCGATGCTTTTGGTGTCATAGTTAATGGTGGAAAGCCATCAGTAAAACTAGCAATACCATTTGTTATCCCTATCTGTGATGGTATAGGTATTGTATTCTTATAAGCTCCAGCAGAGTTCGCAAATGGAACTGTTATTTTAGTGGGTATACTAATTGACACTGTAATTCACTCCTAATACATTTAAAGTAACCTGCACACCAACTGGTCTTGGTAATACTGTGCTTTGTGTTAAAATTGTTATTTCCCAGACTGCTAGTGCAAAATTAAAATAATAAGTTGCAGTCATATCATGATTATCTATGCAGTAGCAATTTCCACGACTACCGTATGATATATTTAACCAATTATTAATGCTGTTAGCAGTGCAATTAGTTATATTAGCCGCACTTTTTGATAATATTAATGAAGAAAGCGCAACATCTGTCAAAGCATAGGTTTGCGTTGATGATGATAAATAAAAACACCCATCATTAAAAGGAAGCCAATCATTTCCAGATTCATTAAAACCAAATGAAGTTTCTTGTGAAGGTATTTGCACATATCTTGATACCCCAACTTTCACTGCCCACAAGTCTAACCAGTGACCGGTACATGTTTGTATATTTACACAAGTATCATATATTGTGTCCAAGATGCCAGCTGAATATAAATTAGCCGCCCAATTATTTAATATCCCTTGAATTATAGGACTACTATCATATTGTCTCATGGATACTACGCTAACAGCATCTGTATTTGTAGTTACAGTAGCTAGATACCCTGCGTTTACATATCCATCATTAACATAATTGTAAATAGCCATTATACTAGATTAACACTAATATTTGCTGTTGTTATAGTCGGAATTTTGTCTATTCCAACTAATACTTCTGTACCTGTTGGAGCAACAGACGTTCCAATATATAGTGATATGATTTTAATATATGGTGAAATAGCAGATATTCCAGCATAAAATCGGCTAGCGTATAAGTCTGATGCTATGCGAACTCTATCGCTTCCATCTGTACCATTAAATGCGGCTACAATGGCTTGTTGGGTTAATGCGGCATAATTAGAGGGTACGCCAGTATGATTGCCAATATTAACAACAACATATATTGGTAAAGAGACAGGTCTTTCAAAAATAATCGAATAAATAGGTTGTGGTAAACTTAATGATGATGTGTCAGTAACAGATACTGTTGTATTTCCATTCATAGCGCACCCTATAGATTTTTTATTCCATATAGCTGTTGCAACCGACAAATCTATTCCGCCAATGGCCGCTACATAAATACTATGAGGAGCAACGGAATATGATGTGGCCCCAACAGTAACAGCTGCATTTGTGAAGTTTTCATAAACAAAACAGTCTAATACATTAGGTACTTCTATTACAGCCCCTAAAATTGATGATACAGAAGATTTTGCATTACCAGCTACAGATTGCTGCCTTCTAAACTCGAAGCTAGTTCTATCCTCAACATCATTACCAATAGACCCATTTGCTGTATTGTTTATAGCATCCCACCCTGATACAGCTTGTGCGATACGATTTAAACTATTAGCTGGGCATGGTATAGCGCCAAGTGTAGTGCAGGCAAATGATCCTGTAACTGTACCGCCACTAGAAAAAGTATACGCACCTAACGCAGTATAGTTATAAGTACCATCTGTTGCTAAAGACCCAGCAGGTACTGACGCACTTGGTTGTCCAATTAAATCACAACTAACTATTGTAGCTGTTGCAGGATTTCGTGTTAGAAAATATAGCCTACCGATAGCGTCTTGCCATCTTCCATCTGCTGTAGAGGGATCAAACATACTTAATACATAAGCAATATTTGCATTTAATTGAGTAATATAATAAGTTAAGTTTTCACTCAAATACCCTTGTGGAGTAGCAAGTGATGTGGTGTTTAAATTACCCCCAAATGAATTATTCATATCTGTTAATACACCAGTTAGAATATCAGCCGTTTGTGGTAGACTGACTCCTGTTGATGTTATTAATAATGGTGGAACACTAGATGTTGATGCCATTTGTCGTACCGTCCACAAGCGTTAAATTAATTTGACCAATAAGCTGTCTACTAGCTCTATTGAATTGTAATAATGTACTGGCTTCTGATATGTCAGGCACTGTCTTAGCTTCTGTGTTATAAAAAGCTGTTAATACATTTCTAGGTAATAATTTACCTAATATAGATGTATCATAAGGAATACCTCTAGTAACATCATAAATATATTCGCCAGTCCATAACCTACATGAAGACGCTACGTCTTGAGCTGCCGCATAAGGAGCATTAGCTACCGCGATGTTACCATAAATATCTAATGCAAAATCCCAAGCTGTTGGATCAACATAAATTGTATCAAGCATTAGTTAGGCGCTCCCGTATTTCCACTTCCAGTCTGTACGCCTTTATGCGTATGTGTATGTAATGATGTTCCAGCTCCAGTAATATCCCCTGTGGCTGTTATAGTGCCTGTTACAGACACGTTACCATTAATAGTAAGCGTAGTATTAGGTGTTATCGTTATCCCAATGTCACTAAACTGTATGAAGCGCGTTGGAGTAGCGTTAAGTATACCACCAATGTACATTCCATCAGAAAGATCGTAAGAACGATAGCTACCAGGTTTGCCCTTCTTCCTTGTACTTTTAATGGTAGTAATGTCCCTAGATGCAAATATCGCAATACCTATATCACCAATTACAGGGTCAATGATAACAGCATTTGTCCCGCCTTGCATCCTTGTATAAGGCAAGCTGTACAAAGTTGAATAATCCCATAAAGAACCATCATTACCTACCTGTTGTAACATAGGAAATACGTCAACTGTGCCAGCAAACAAAGTATTAGGTGTAACTGCCTGCACTATGACTGGCATACTGGTTTGTAAGCCTAAAAGCTTCTGGTCTATGTTAAAGTTAATAGCATTGGGTAGCGTCTTGTAGTCATTAGGCGTTGCCTTGCTCGTGTAATACCTTGCGCTATTATTGGGCATATCCATCCTTTAACCAAACATCCATTTCAATAAACCATTGCCCATTTGGTGTTTGACTATCTAACGATATTACCATGTTTTGAATAGTCGCATAAAAATCACCGCCATTAGGTACTAATTTAGATTGTATTCTAATTAACCCATGTGGCTTATAAACAGGAGAATAAAGCACCTTTATAGTCCATAATATTTGTGATTTACGTAATGGTGAACCAATTAACCCTGTTTCTGATGTTACTAATGGAATTTCCTTATGAACTGCAAAATACGCGCAATCACCCTTGTAGGTTAATAATACCTCATTGTTTGAAGCATCAAGTGTCACATCCATGTTGGCTGATGTTTTTAGTTTCCATAGCATAGCTATTGGAGATCCTGAAAACACTGCGTCTGTTACTGTTGGAATAGGTATTGGATTACCTTTATTGTCAATAGTAGCTAATCCATTAATTACAGTAGGCTTATCGTCCATTAAATTGCAAATTGATTGAGCAATATCAGTTACTTTAATTGCTTTACCAAATGATATGCCTGTTACATTTTTAAGATTATCAAGCACACCATAAGATGCTGTGATAATAAAAGGCACGTTCGGCATACTATTATAATCAGCATATGCATCTTGAAATGTGCCTATGCAAACTAGGTTGTCATTGGCATATAATTCAATTTTAGCATTGGTGTATTTATTAAGATTCCATTGGTAAACAGTTAACTTGTCCATTACTGATTTATCTAAACCATAAATCATCACTTTAGTGACTGGCAATGATGCTGATCCAGCTAATAAAACATGCGCAGTTACCCTTGCATTTTGTATAGTAATTACATTAGAATCATTGAAAAATACATTAGGTGAGTTATTAATATTGTCTGGTAATGTAATAATTACTTTAATATCTCTATTTTTAAAAGACCTATCAACAGCAACCACCAAGTCTTTCTTAGTAGCGGTACCATCAGTATTTATATCAGGGACGTTACTAGGCATAGTTATATATCAAACTCCATCGTGAACCCCACCCAGTATAAATGGGCGCGTCACTACCAACAGAGTCTATGACAATTAAATCGCCCACAAAACCTGTGTAAGCTGCTTTTATAATTGATGTGCTGCTTTGTAATAACACGTTATTACATATAGGCGCTCCATTTATTGAAAGGCTTAAATATTGCCTTCCATTCAACTCTCTTAATGTAATAGAGCATTGCTGAGAATTTAAAGACACACCAACAGTTTGTGAAGGTATAGCTTGTAAAGGTATTTGTAGATAATTCATAAGCCTATTCCCCCTAAACCATCAGCAACACTGGAAAAAGAATCGGCAACGCCTTTTATTTTATCTAATATTGATAGTGAAGGTTTATTAGCTTGTACTGAATTGTCTTCTGCACCTATATCTTGAGCTTGTGTTGAATTGGATGTTTTTGACGAAGAATACTGCATTGAAACTTGCATTATTTCTTGGAAAATACAATCTGCAATTAATAAACTAACGCCAGATGACGAGTCTCTAGTAATTGAATAATCAACTAACGTCATATTTGGATAATGAACTTCTGGAACATAAATATCAAAATAATTATTATGAAATGAACCGCCAGTTTTAATTTTTGTTCTTTTTTTTGTATAGCCTTTACTAACCATATCCAGCCATACTAGAAGCAATCCTCGTTCTTCTTCTGTGCCACCTTTAGTAATGCGAATATTAACTTGCCTAGGAGCTTCTACTTTATTGTAAGTTGTAAAACTTCCTGTTTCTAATCGGTAGTTAGATAATTCAGAGCCTTTTTTCTGAGAAATGGATACTACGCTATCAATAAACACATTATTAGCTAATAACTCACCACTTAACAGGGATTTAACACCTGCCAATGAAGTGGCTTGACCAGCAATACCGCTTATACTACTAGGCTTAACTTTACCTAATATAATCTCCTGAGTGCTTCCTTGATAATAAATGCCCCACTTAGTATCAACAGTTAAAAAATCAAACAAAGCACCTTGAGCTAAAGTTAATGCAGCCCGACCGATGCTACCAATAGATGGCACAAGTAATTGTGGTATTCCAATCCCCATTATTGCATCCCCGTATTATTGCTGCCCATATCAATAAATGTACGATTTATTTCGTTTATAATTTTATTTGTAGAATCTTGGTCGCCATTAATATTAATAACCATTCCACTTAAAATATTTGTAACTTTATTTGTGTTTTTGTCATATTTATACTCGTTAGGCGCTCTCATAGCTAGAGCGTTACCTAAATAATCTTGTGATTCTCCTAGTATCTTGCCACCTACAAATTTTCCATCTTTAAATTCAGTACTTTCACCCTTACGATTATAGCCTAATAATGCTTGACCTTGCCCCCCAAACTTCTTAGCTAATTTTTCTAAATAATGGTCACTAACCTTTCTATTTGTATCAAGATCATTTATATTAGGGTTTTTAATCCCCATTTCCTTAGCTTCCGCATCAAAAGTAGCGGGTAACATTTGCCTTGCCCCCATAGCACCTGCGGGACTTACTTTATTAGGGTCATTTGGATTAGATTCTAATTTTTCTACTATTGATCCTAATGACTTGGCTTTTGCTTTATTTTTTTCCGTTTGAAAATAATTGTCTGGATTTAAAATATCACCAACTGCACCTGCAATGCTAGTTTTTACGTCTTGTATAGTTCCTCTGGCAGTCTCTATTGTATTCTGAGCAGTTTTACCTGTTTTTTGTGCTTCCTTTGCGTTTGATTGTGCTATCTCCTGTAAAGACGTTCTTTTAGGTTTGGGTTGGCTCATTGCATAGAATTTATTAATAGCATCATCACCAAGCAATGGTGTCACAACTTCTCTTAGTTGTGATCCAGTTAATTGTTGTGGGTTTCTGTCAATATAGCTTTGAACATCGTCCATAAGCTCAAGGGCTGTTTTAGCCTCGCCTGTGGACTTTAAAAGGTCGGCCCCTATCATACCTATTGATTTAGATAAATCTTCTGCGCCTTCGCCATATAATTGAAATCTATCTAATTTTGATTGTAGATCAAGAATGCCTCTGACTGCAGATTCCGCACTTCCACCAATCATTTCCATGCTAAGTGAATAAGCCTTCAGATCAATAGCTGAGTCTTGCATTGAAGAAGATAATCTTTCAAAAGTTGCAGCGTCAATTAGTCCCTCTTTTGCAATATTCCATACTTTATTAGCTATGGCAACAGCAGCAAATCTTTTTGATATGACATCAACTAATGTGTTTGTTTGGGTTTTTTCGGCAGCCTTTGTTTGTTCATCTTCTTCTTTTCTTTCTTTCTTTACTTCGGTAGTTTCTTTTTTGCGAACAACCTTTCTTTTCTTAACAGCCTTATCTAATATTTTGTCTTTTTCAGCTTCGACTTTTTTGACAGTTGTAACATCAATCTTTTGTTCTTTAGTTATTTCTTTCAGTTCTTGCTTAATCTTCTTTATTTCAGCATGGAAGCCTGTAGCATCTAAACCTAAGATTACTTTTAATGAATCAAGTACGGTTGCCATGAACTATCCTATCGTTATGAAAATTAACTGTAAGCATTTCAAGCATATCATACGCATCTTCCGCGCTATATACTTCTTGTAATTCATGTAATGTTGCAAGCTTATTGGTTATTAAACTCGCATGGATGCCCGGTATGTTTACACAGGCCACCAGCTTGTGAGGTTCAACAGTTTTACCCGGTAAACCTATTCCGTAATCTGGACTTCGTTTTCGAAAAAAAAATCAATATGTAGAGAAATAATTTCCTTTCTCAATTTAAGAATAGTACGGTATTCCTCAATGTCATCAGGCAGTATTTTCCTAATCTGAGAGTCTGGCATTACTAATGTGACAGCCTCTAACATTTCTATTAATAAAGGCTCAGCTACGTTGAAAGGTATTTTTGCCAAAGACATAATACCTATTTCAACGAGCTTTGCCAGTGGAGCAGTCGACATATCTTCAGGAATTTCCACTCCTGATGCGGCAATAGCCCATAACCCCCTCATAGCTATTCTTTCAGCTTTGAAAGCACCAAACTCGGTTATTCTATAAACCTTGTTTTCGTCACGACCTACGCCTAATATATCGACTGTTTTTCTCATATTAAATTAAAGCTGGTTGTACTTTTTCCCAAACGATAGAGAAGTCTTGCGCTTGCAATACTTGTTTAGCATCAGGTAAGGGTTTGTAAGAAGTTAAAGTACCATTACGTAAGGCATACGATCTACCTGTTGCGTTATAAGTAACAGTTCCAGTGATTGAATAGACAGTTTTGTTAGTATTTTGGAATTGATAAATTGCATCAAACACACTAACGCTAGGGCTATCTGCTTGTAAATGTACAGCTTGTGTGTACATTTGTGGAATCCAACCTGATGACTTTTTACCATCAACACCTAGAATGTTTTGTGCTACGTCTTGCTCACCAACATCAAAGGCTGCGTCTGCTGCGTAGCCTTGTACTTGGTGAATAATTGCAATATCAGGCACAGTAATTATAAATACTGCATCTGCTGAGGTTATAGTTGCCATGATTTATCCTTTATAATACTACGATAGAGTTTAAGGTAACTTGTTGAATCGCACCGCCATCCATATAATACAATTTCATTGGTGGACTAACGCGTGCGCCACGCTCTTGAGCGGTTGCATCAACAATATTTAGATAATAGCCTTGTGTTTGTAATTGGGTAGAAATATCCTTGCCCACGCTATAGCTAATCGCTGCTTTTTGGCTATTACTTAAAGACACGCCAGTTCTAATGATTCCACAATTTAATGCCTGTTCAATAGGATCAGCACACCACGCTCTAATTAGGTTGTAGCCTAAGTCATTGTATGGAGCCATATTCACTTGTAGTAAACCCTCAAATATTGAAAGAGCTAGTTGTGAATTAAGGAAAATCTGACCAATATAAGTATCAAACCATGCGAAACGACTGCCGCCCATAGCTCCATCAGCAATGATGTTGTAATTATTGCCAACACCTGGAGCAGAATAGCTACCAAAATAAGTAGAATTATTACTTAATACAGCATTGGCATCAGCTATATTAGTTACTTCTCCCACATAACTAGCTAAACCAGATTGCTGTCTAAATTTAAGAGTAGCCCTGCCATTGAGTGCGCTCCAATCAACTGCCGCTGCATAACCAGCTATGGCTGCTGCTAAATACACGCCTCCTGTTGGCGCATAACAAACTAATGTCCCATCAAATGTATCCGCTGCGATAATAGCACCAATAGTTGTGGCGTTATTTGCAGTTTTGTTTCCTATGTCAGAATCCCACACTATATAGGCATAGCGATCATTTTGGGCTTGAGTCCATTGTGCAAAAAGAATTGTATCAGTGTTGACAGTTTCCCAAATTGTCATGAAAGTAGCCCAATTATTTGACAAATTAAGCAAATCATTCATTGCATCAGCGGGTGTATCAATACTGTCACCTTGACTTAATATACCAGCAGCGACACCTAATGGTGACGATAATGTGCCAGATGCATAAGCTATTGTTACGCCATCCCCAGTTGCATACGATGTGATAACAAATTGGCTTCTAATTGAATCCCAAGTAATTGTTGGAGCTGATCCACCGGTAAAGCCTAATCCTGTTTTAATAAGATTTATAATGGATGTCGATTCTGCGCCACCAATGCTTGTTCCAGAAGCTAAATTTAAAGAGGGATTACTATAAGTTACAGCATTGATTACAATACTCAATGAACCATTTAATGCTGTAAAATACGTTAATGGTTGACCAGCTAAGTTAATACCACGCAACCACGCAGGTTGTGATGTAGCTGCATAACCCGCTATAAATAATGTACTTGGAAATTTACTTGCATTATCAAATCCAGCAAAATAACATACAGCAGCCAAATACTCCGCTGATGTTGTGCCAAAGTACGCTCCTACATCAGTTGCATTTGAATAACTTAATATAGCTTCATTTGGTGCTAATGTATTTTGAGTTAAAAAAACAGTGTTTAATGCTAAAGGATTACCGCCTGTACCTACAACACCAGGTATTACGGTTACTTCTTTAGAAATTGGTATAGATGATGCCATAATTATGTCTCCCGACATTGTTGGTTGTTACTAAAATTAACTATAAACTATATCCACAGGGATTAGATTATTGGTTCCTGGTGCATTAAAACTTGTTTGAGGAACAATTACATCAGGATTATATTGCAATGATATAGTCATTGTCCAACGCTGTTCGTACTGATCCTCTGCGTTCTGTATAGGCATCTTTATAGGCTCAGTGCAATACAATGGGACAATAGACTCAGGAAGCTGTGAAACAGCCCATATAGTCCTAAATGACGAATGTAATGCCCTAGCCGTATCACTCAACTCCCATCCATATAAATCTATTTGAACTTCAAGTTTAACATGCTCAGATATTATTTCTGTTGTATCAGTATATGTTTCAATAGGTTTATTTAAAGAAATTGAAGTTACTTCTGTTAATTCAACAAATGGACTTAAAGGCATTGCCGTCCTATTAACAGCTCCTCTTATAATTTGAGAAGTTGTAAATAGTTGAATATAAGCTCCTAGTGCATCAATAACTTGGTCAACGGTAATGGAAGGAACAAACATTGTCATAATTAATCAACCTGTAAACAGATAACAACTTTAGTCCAGTCATCCCAAGTTTCAATAACTTTTGATACTAACCATCTTTGATTATTATAACTTATTAAGTCTCCACCATCACCAGTCTTTCTAATAACACCGTGTAATGCTCCTTGCAAGTATAATGAGCGGTAAACACCCTGCATATTTAAACCTTGTATCTTTTCAAGGTCTGCATTATCTAATGCTTGAGTCTGCGCCATTCCTGACACTATAGGGTCGTAAGTTGGTATTTGTTTACGCCCAGCACCAATGGTGTACCCATTAGAGCTTAAAATAGTAATATACGCATTATTATTAACAGTGCTTGTTGCGCTATTAGCCAATCCACGAACATTAATCATCTTGCAGCCCTTTGTTTACCTTAACTTCTATGGCAGTGTTTCCCATATTGCCAGTATCAACTAAAGGATTGTCAAAGCCTTTTTTGGCTATTGTAATTGGAGCATTAGCTGGTTCCGTCCAGCTTTGTATTGATGCTTGTAGCGCGCCCTTTATATCTGCGCCCATTGAACTTAAACTTTGTGTCGTGTTCTTATTTGATTTCAATAACACACCTAACTTAGAAGCCCATGTTCCTTTTTCTTTACTTATCATTGATCTAAAAAATGGCCTTGATGGGATGCCAGCATGGGGGATAGTCATATAGTGATCGCCCACTAAAAAACGGCATAATGCCCCTGATGCTGCAACACCAAATTCATTCCAGAAAGCAATGGTGGCGTAGTTGATGCCTTTGTTACTAACGTGACCACCTAAAAACCCTATCTCAACATTTCCGCTAGTCATGTTTTTAGCATAAGCATCTATCTTAGCGTCAAAGGAGCTAGAAAAGTCTACCACGGTAGTGTTGACCTTACTTTATATCTAAATCCTCTGAAAGAGGCTGTAGCTTGCCAGAATGCAGCTCCATACTGTGTTTGTTGGAACCATGGCCCTGACCCTGCTGTTAATGTCATATATTCCAGTTCTGCTTTAACAGAACCTTCTTCTGCGCTCGATACACGACCAACTGGTTTGACATTGTTGCAATCAATAGCCCCACTTAAGAAAGCTATGTGAGCCGTCATCATCCATAATAAAGATTGACGTTGCATAAGATTCACTATTCTGCTTTGATCTGAATTGTCGCAATACAGACCAGCATCAATAAAATAGGCTGCTAATTGCAAAGAAGATACTTCCTGAAACTCAGGATATCTCACCGTGAAACCAAATGAATCAAACGCAACGACAGCCATTATTCGCCCTTATCTTCTTCTACGCCATGTGAACTTGGATCTAAAGGCTTAAAGCCTGTATCTATTGTTGCTTGTTCTTTGCCTTTAGCTTTAGCGCTCTTTTCATCGGTGGCTTCATAAATAGCCCCAACTACATAAGCTGTGAAAGCGTAGTTAGCTTTTTTCCATGCTGTCCAGAAGTCAGCGTCTACATCAGTGATACCAAAATCACCAAGTAGTTTAAAATATTCGGATGTTTGTTGGTTTGCGCCAGCAATTTCAACGGTTACATCATTGTGATGTAAGATAATGCCATGTGGCAAAGTACAGCCAATTTTAATTATTCCAGCCATGTTATTTCTCGTTAGTTAATAAAAAAGAGTAGAGCTTTTTAAGGCTCTACTCCATTGTACAGTATTAAATACCGCTCATTTGTGAAATTAAGAATGGACGATAAATAATAGCGCCCCAAGTACCTTGAGATTTCTTTTGTTTGAAAGAAGAAACATCAAGAATAACTGGATGCGCTCTTAACTTTTCAGAGAAAGCAACTTCCATTGTACGTTGACCTTCAACTTCATCTGCAATTAATTGCATCAACTGACCAGCAGTACCAGCGTACTCAGGTGCAGTTTTAACAAGTAAGTTAGGGAAGTTCTTTTTCAACAAGTCTTGTACGTTAACATTGTACTGAGTAGTCAATGTTAATGCGACTTCAGAAGAAGGAGACATAGCTAAAGTCATTGGAGTGCTTAGATCAATCAAACCTTGTGATTGAGTTTGCAACAATTTGAATGCAGCTTGAATGTCAGCATACACTTCTAAAGCAGTTGCGTTAACCGCACCAGCAGAAGTAAACCAAGCATTAGTACCTGATGCACCAAAGTTAGCTTTAACACCTGGAGATAAAGGAGCAGACAAAGAAGGATCGTTTAAGATACCGTAGTTTTGTAAGCCTTTAATACCGTAGAAGTAAGACAAGTTTTGAAATTTGTTCAGAGTTAATACTGAAGCAATGTTCAAACGTGATGCCCAGTCAATACGAGCTTGACCCATGCGAGCTAATTCCCTTTCGCCCCATTTAGTAACAGTTTGATAGAAATGTTGTTGACGCTCAGGCCAGTTAGCATTTGCAGATGAACGACCAGTAGTGCTGAAATCGCCATAAGAAGATACGTTACCAGTTGATTCAATAACAGGGAACAACCAAGTTGTATCTACCCAGCTACCTTTCTTAACTTCAGAACCAGCAATATCTGCTGCTTTCATTGGAGTAGTTAAGATTTCGATGATTTTAGGATCAACGACAGTAGTTAAGAATGCAGGGATTGCGCTGTTGCTATAAGTAACAGTTTGAGTTTGAGCATCTAACGCCATCATTTTTTCTTTATAATCAGCAGAATCCATAGCTAATTCGTAGCCTTCTGGATAAACAACACCAATCAAATCTTTTAATACGTCTAAATTGTCCATTTATAAGCTCCTTAAGCCGCAGAAATGATAGTGATTTCGCCAACAGCAACAGTAGCTCGGCAAACCCATGATGTCTCAACAAAGCCAGTTACAGTTGCACCAGCAGCAGCAAATTGGATAGAGCCGTCAGTTGATTTAGCAAATGCTTTTTGACCATAAGTTGCACCAGCAACAGTGGCTCTAACATAAAAGCTTCCTGATTCAAATACAGTTATGCTTTGACCAGCAGGAACAGTCATTCCATACCAGGTATCAGTAGATGGAGTAACGCCTGTAGGTTGAGTTAATATAAAACCTTGTTGATTGCGTGGGATGAAACCATCTGGCGCATTAGTAGAAACACCAACGCTTGTAATAGTAGTATCAGCTTGAATCCAAGCAAATTGACCGATAGTTGCGCCAGTAGTACCAACTAAGAAGTAATCTACACCGGCAGCATTAGCAGTATCAATACCGCCAGCAATACCGAATGAAGGGATAAGTTGACGAGCAGGGTTTTCAGATGCGAAATCGCCTGGTAAACCTACTGGTTGTGCATTATTTACTGTGTTTTGAAAGCCCATGAATATTCCTTAGAAACGTGATAGACCAGGGAAAGCATCAGTCATAGACTTAACTTTACCACTGAAGGTTTTGTGAGTTACTGCATCCATCGTCAAAGAAGCTTTAAATACGGCTTTTAAACCGGCAAGTTCATTAACACCATCAAATGCAATCTTTTTAGATTTAAGTGCGAATTTATAAATCTCTTCTGCACTATCCATACCCAGAACATCACCTACTACAGAACGGACATCAGCTTTAGCCAATTCCAACTCTTTAAACTTCTTAGTAAGCTTAACTTCGTGAGCTTTTAATGCGGCATCCATTGCTGGTTTACCCCATTCTTTGTTGTCTTGGTCTTCGTCGATAATTTCTTCATCTTCTACTGGTTTGTCTTCCATTTTACTTTCTTCAGATTCTTCGATGTTGTCATCGCTATCTGAACAGTCAGTGCTTGGAAAGAAACCTTTAGCAGTTTCAATATCGTCTTCGCCCATACCTTTACCAGCTAGAAAGCCATGTAGTTTCTCATGTGGAGAACCTTCAGTTTCGCTTTCTTTCTCGCCTTCAACTTCATCCTCGTCACCAACACCAGCTTCTGTTGGCTCTAAGTTTTGAGCTTCAGGATTAGCATCAACTTCTTCAACGCCTAGAACAGCATCAATGATGTTGTCTAATTGTTCAGGATCCATTGAATCATCAAGAGCTAAATAAAGAGCTTTAATCTTTTTTGCGTCTATCGTTTTACCGTTCACCAATGATGGCAGAGCTGCGTCCTGTGCCAACTTCGGTAGAGCGGCTTTCAGCAACGTCAAACGTGCTTTGCCTTTTTTGGTCATTCTCATCGTGTCTGTTTCCATAGATGAAGGATTATAAAACGGGTTAGAATCAGCAACGACCACATCTGGCCCCGCCCTTCCCGACTCGACAACGGCTACATGATTTCCACGAATGTTCCTCATGATACCATCGTACTTTTCACCATTAACTTCACCAGCAGTCATATCTGCATCATATAGATAGGCACTCGATAATTCTTTCTTAGCATTTGCTTCAATAAGATTAATCGCTTGTTCATCCCATATAGATAGAGATACTGACAAATAAGGTAAGTTAAATTCGACATCCGATCCTGTAGAACCAATAATTAGGTCTTTAGGTGGTTTGTCTGCGAATACTGGAACGTGCTTTGATAGCACAGGTAGATTACGAAAACTATCAGCCGATTTAGCTAGTTCGTCCGCATCTCTGTACATATAATAGACTTTGTCGGGATCAAGACCTAGTTCTTCACTTCTAGGTATCTCATATCCCATATAAGGATTAATGACAGCTTTGCTTATATGAGTTTCATCAACGTGCAGCATACCGTTCTCGTCCAAACGTCTTACTGACTTATCAAAAGCTAATTGTGGCATACATGAGTCCTTCAAGGGAGAATACTATCTCCCGACAGTAATTAATTCGGATTATAACAGTTTTTTGCTTGTGTCAAACTAATTTAATATTCCCCTGCCTACACAGCGACAATTTATAAGTTGACCAGGTTGTAAATACTCCCCACTAATTAAGCAGCCTTCTGCTATTTCATATACCCTGCCGTCAGCCGCTAAATGATCTGGTCTAGGTACACCTTTATGCGAATGAAACCATGTTGCATGAGTAATACCCACTTCCAATAATCTTGCGCTCTGCACAACGCTATTTATCTTGGATATTTGATCGCCAGCGATAGTACCTGCCCTACGTTCGGTAATAGCTTGTGCTTTCTTCATTTCTTTTCGGATAACATCCAAAGAACTTCCCATAGAGTAGCCACGCATAACAATACCCTCTATCCGAGTATGGTATTGTTCTTGGATAGACTCTATTAGGTTAGTATTTTCTCCAACACTGGCGTTCAAAATGTCTTTTATGGCGCGAGTATCTTTAAAAGTGGCACTAATACCTACCGCAGCTAAAGCACTCATTAATGCATTATCAGTGATACGCGCTGCCCTAGTAATGTGCATTAACGCCAAATAAAGCGCTAATAGTTCAAACTTGTGTCGCCATTTCCTCTTAAGTTCATCAAGTTTCTTTTGTGCGTCAGCAGACGGCAATAAATCTGCCGCCATGTTAGTTGGTTGGTTTTTATTATAGGCGGCTGTTAGCCAATATAGGTAACTGTCGGACATTTCCTTAATCGCGTCCTGTAATTGTCTCCTATACTTGGCAATAGCGCCTATATTAGCGTGAACCGGTCTGAGCGTCTGCATCGTCTATCTCTTCTTGACTAGATACGCCTTTCTCGCTACTTTCATTTTCTTGGAACGGATTTTTCTTAAATGGGTCATCATTGTTATCTTCAAAAGGGTTATCGTTACCCTCGTTAGGGTTCAAAATCTCAATACTAAGGTCAAGACCTTGGTAGCCTGATTCTGGGTCGTGTGCAAGCTTCTCGCGCACCTCAGACGGGTCTATAACACCATTGGCTATATAGATAGCCGCAGTGTCAGCATCCATCTTCCTGACATTAGCCATCTCGGTATAGCTCTGTTCCCATAAAGGATTAAAGCTAAAACCAATATCAGCATCAATCTCGCCCCATAGGTGTAATTGAATAATCTCTAAAATGCTTTGTAGGCCATCACGGTAATGCGCTTCTAGCTGCGATAATATCCAATCATAGAATATTCTTATCTCGCCATCAGATGATGCGTTCATACCAGCGGGTGAAATTCCGGTGTAAATCATAGCCGGAATGCGTGTTACTGAGCATATATGCTCTAAAGCTTGTGATTGTAGGTCGCTTAAGCCAGATAATGGTACATTCAACTGTACCAGTTCTTCAGTATCTTTGTTAATCAGCATCATGCCCCTATTGGATTTGAGCATGGTGAATAAGTCAGCTCTAGCATCAATATCAGAGCCATTACCGCCCATCAGCGTTTGACTCATGTCAGTAGCTAATGCAGTGGTAGAGAAGTTATTAACAAGATCAGAGATAGCCTGTCTAGTCCGTAACCAATTATCCACATAAGCTTCAGCCATCTGGGATAGACTCATACCACTGAAGTTATAAGACGGTTTGAGCATATCCGGTAAAGGACGGGTTACAAACGTCAGTAGACGGGACGCGTGCGTCTCTTCACCCAACATAAACCATGCTCTAGGCTTGTAAAAGTCAGGTTTATAGGGTTTTAAGGCATTATAGACACTTGGAGTGGTCCACATAGGCTCAATAGACCTAAAGCCCTGCACAGAACCTTTCTTAATCGTATGGTGACTAATCACCAACGGATCGTCCATATTATGACCATCCACCTCAATGTACATCTGTCCACGACCGAACAAGCCTTCATTTAGGATAGCTTGATTAAGATTCTGCTTAATATCAAAGTCATCCATTGCTTTTTCAAGCTCTTTGATCTTGTTGTTGTAATCTACATCGCCATCTTTAGTAGATGTGATAGTAATCCAACCGCGAGTCATCTCATTGGCAATAGTAGTTGATATTTGCCTAAACTCCGCTCTAGTGGTCAATGCTGCAAGATAAGGATAGCCGGGGAACGTCTGGAAGTTAACCGAGAACAAGTTATTGCTATAGGTATAAGCTCCCATAGCATCATCCATAGCCACAGCAGCTTGCCGTCCTTCAGGCACAACGCCATCCATTAGCTTTGGAGCTTTAAACTTTGGTCTAACAGGCTTTTTAGCAGCTTTGTTTATCGCCAAAGCACTTATAAAGGGAAGGTGGTCTTTTTCTGTTTTCATATTAAAACCTATGTCTATTACGTATGGATGCCCGTTCTAAAGCGGCATTGCTTATCTTAAAACCCATTCCACCAGTTAATAATTGCTCAAAACACCTAGAAAGAGCATCAATCTGGTCGTCATTCTTACCATTAGGAAACATTCGCATCTCATTAATCAATGCCTGATTCCAAACACCTCTTAGCATGTACACATTACCAATATTCACCTGAGCTGCAAAAGGTTCTGCTCTGGTAACTTTATTCCCAGACTCTGCACTAGAAACTACTCGATAACCCTGCAATGATCTAGTCAGATAAAGCACCTGAGTTTTACCAGCTTGACCTGGATCTTGAGGAAGGGATATTTTGCACATTTTACCATCAAATTCGGCTGTATTTTGTATAATTGCGTCCCTTTCGTCCGCATTTACCTTAATTCGCACTATATCACCAATTATAAGCCTACCATCAGATAATCGACCTAATTTAGCACCAACAGTATAATCACCATTGGTGGATGAGGCTAAATCCCATCCTCTTACCCATTGAATACGCTCTGCCGGTAATATCTCCATAACCTTAAGCTGTTCAGGCCTAAATAGACCACCATCAGGTGGTGAGGGCATCTGTAGATACTGACCAGAGAAGTTATACGGATTTGCTTGCTCCATTTCCCTGAGCTTTTCAATGGTGTGCTTAAGTGGCCATAGGGCTGTTCCATCAGGGTTGATAGCTGGGATATTAATGTGTTCCCATTTTTCCCCGGCTCCACCTTCAAGCAACCAGCCGGCTAGATCCTGCTCATGCAATCTCTGCATGATTAAAACGATAGGAGTGTCTTTACTGTTTACACGGGAGGCGAGTGTATTGGCGTACCATTCAATAACATTGTTACGCATAATATCTGATCGGGCTTCGTCACTCTTATGTAAGTCATCGAGCAGGATACAACCCCCAAATCTTTCACGCTCTTTCCCAGCACCATACCCGGTTAATGCCCCTCCAGTACCGGTAGAATAAAACACACCACCAGAAGTTGTTTTCCAGTGATCTTTGGCTTTACTATCCGCTCTGAGCGTAACTTCAGGGAATATAGTCTGGTATTCTGGATGGGTAATAATACTTCTTACGTTAAAGGAGTTCTCACCAGCTAGCTGAGCAGAATAGGACGCGTGGATAAACTCACTGTCAGGGCTGAGACCAAAACACCATGCTGAAAACATGACTATGACCATCTCGGTTTTCCCATACCTGGGGGCGATGTTAATCACCAATCGGGTTATTTTCTTGTTGTACACATCAGTCATGGCTTTCGCCATAATGTCATGGTGTCCATTTTTCTGCCATTCGATATTCTTGTTGTGATAGAACATCCACCTTACAAAAAAGTAAAAGTCCTGCCTGCAAAACTCTCTGGCAAGGGCTATTTCACTTTCGGTAAATACTTTCTTTTCGCTCATGTTTGGTTGCTCATGGGGTTACTTGTTCGGTTACTTGTTCGGTTACTTGTTGAGTTATATCTTAGTTAACAGAGCGGCTGCAACATCCTTAAGCTGTTCAAGGGGGACAGTGACATTAGCCGCAAGACTTCGGATTGTTGACTCTGACCTCTCTACATATAGTCCACCAGCTTTACCACGAGCTATTTCAGCAGTGCAAGCCGCAGTAAAGTTATTGGCAGCTAATGCGGCATCTCTTATTGCACCAAGGTCGTCTAGGTGTCTTTCCAATGTAAGTCCAAGTCTAACTATTATAGGGGCGCGTATTTTGTCCATATAGTCTACTACGCTTTCAGTTTTCATTAGTCTACTTCCTCTTGCCCCCAAAGCGGATTTACTAGACTCTGTTTCTTCTATTTCATAAGCCAGCGCATAGGCGGTGGTAGAACCATGTCCAGCTATCATTAATTCACAAAAGCGACGCTGTTTATCTGTTAGTTTTTGTGTAGAGCGTGTATGGCGGTGTTCCATTATTTGTAACCTTATGTTCTTATTATGGTATCGGAATATATCCTATCATGTAAACCAGATTTTTCGGTTTTTTTGTAAATTTTTTGTGGAGGCTTAACGGTAGCAAAAAACGCTGCAAAAGTGTAGGTCACCCCCCCCTAGCCCACGGTTGACGTGGCTTACAGAGCAAGCCCACGAATGGCGCGGCTTACAGAGTCAGGAGGAACTGCAAGGCACGGATTACGCGGGTTCAGCACTTCGCATAATGTATATTATGTTAAATTTATTATCAAATAAAAGATTATATAATAGTTTCGCACCGGCCCGCCCTGCCCTGTTTTGATTATCTAAAAATAAGATGGAATTAGCAAGGTGTATCGATTTTTTGGATAATAAAAAGGGATAGTTTCGATTCGCTATTAATATAATTTCGATTCGCTATTATATAAAAATAAGTTTTTGTTTAAAAAAGTATATCAATCTAAAATAAATAATATTTATATGTTGTATTTAAATATCATTGTTATGTATAATCTATCCGTCGCTTAAATATCTTAAGCGCAAAGCCAGGGAAAAAAAATGAAAACAATAATTAAATTAACGTCGGCCTATCTAATAATAGCTTGTGTCATTGTCGCGATAATTTTTGAAATAGGATTATAAAATGAAAAAGACAATTACGGAATTAATGGACGATATGTTAGTAGAGCAAAGGGTGCATAATACTAAGCTAATAGCAGAATTTGATGCTCAAAATGCTAGACTTTTAGAATTACTAGAAGAGATATTAAAAGCAAAGTTTTAACATCAATCAAGGCCGACTAATGACGGCCTTTTAATACACTAAAGGAAATTACAATGAACAAGATAGAAACAGAGGCGCAGACGTCTTATAACGCGCAATCAACAATAAGCAGTGAGAGCATGACAATTAAAAAAGCTCTTTTTATTTTAGAGTCAAGACTAATCAAAAAAGAGTATTATTTTACGTCGCCAGAAGATACTGAGAATTATCTAAAACTAAAATTAGCCACATTAGAGCATGAGGAGTTCCATTGTTTATTTTTAGACAATCAGCACTCACTAATAAAACACGAATGTCTTTTTACCGGCACTATAGATGGTGCTAGTGTGTATCCAAGGGAAGTTATAAAAAAGGCATTGCAGTATAATGCGGCGGCTCTAATTTTTGCACATAATCATCCGTCTGGAAGCTGTCCGCCATCCCAAGCAGATAAAAATATTACAAAAAAACTTAAGGAATGTGCGGAACTGTTCGATATCCGTGTTTTAGACCATATTATCGTTGGTGGGGTTGATGTGTATTCTTTAGCTAATAATGGAGAGATGTAATGAAACATTTTAATAATGAAGCAGAACAAACAAAGATACTCGATGCCAACGGTGCTTTTTTTGCTTTTAGCGGCGAACAATGGGAAGTTGCAAGCGATATAAGTCAAAAATATAAAAGTTTAGGCGGTGGTTTATATTGTCCAGAAAAAAATGCTGATGCGCTAACAAAACAACTAAATGAAAATTACGCGTTTAAAATAAAATGGGAATTAGACAACAATACATTAAAAGATATTATCTGGTATCAGTTCGCAAATCATGAAACGCAAATATCAGGCGATATAAGCGACGCACTAGAAGCTTTAAAATCTTATGGCATAATAGAAGATGATATAAAAAAAGAATGGCCCGGATATTATCAAAACTGCATCGATAACGATTATTTTTAATACACTAAACTAAAAGGGGCACTAAAATGAAAATAAAAGATTTAAGGCTAGCACTAAGCGCCACGCCTAAAAAAGCAGATATCCGTTTTTATCTAAACGGCATCCTGATTAAACAAGATACTATTGTTGCTAGTGATGGACAACGACTATGTTATATAAGTGATTGCAACAATGAGATTCCCGACGATCAAATAATTTTACCCGTAGATTCTATAAAATCGTTATTAAAAAAAATAGGCGCAAAACGCGAAAATGCCCTTGTCGATATTGTTTTAATTAATAAGCAATACCAACTTCAATGTATTGACCAAATTGAAGTTTTTACACCTATCGATCACGTATATCCTGATTTTGGCAAGCTAATCACTAAAATAAAAGAGCATAATATTAATGATAATATCCATCACCAGTTTAACTGGCAATATGTCGGCGACGCTGAGAAGGATATTAATAAATATATGGGTAGTGATAGCTTTAAATATTTTAGGGTATTGCCCGATGCCGGATATTTTAGACCTGAGGATAATATTATTTATATAATCATGCCAATGAGATCTTAAAACAATGACACAAAAAAAAGCAGGAAGACCGCCAGTTGACAAAACAATACGTACTCATACTATGAGTTTTACGCTACCGCTTTACATCATAGCGGAGCTAATGCAAGTCAAAAACAGATCTAAACTAATCAAAGAGCTGTTAACAGCTCACTTTAATAATAAAATATAAACATAATCCAAACCATAACCCACAAGCCGCGTTATTTCGCGGCTTTTTTTTGCTTAAAATTCCAGATACCTATAAATAATTTTAATAAAAATAATATTGATAATAGATATTTTCAATCTGTATAATCTATCCAACGCCTAAATAGATAAGCCTATTTAAGCCCCTATATTATAAAGCCTATACATTAGCATTACTTAAGTTTAATCAAGCCTAGAATGGCTTTTTTGATACCTTGATACACTATATTCTAGCTATATTCCAGCTATATTCTATAGTCTAAAATCTATTGTAAATGAGAATAATTCGTATTTATCATTGTAAATGAGAATAATTCCTATTAGCTAATGAGAATAATTCTTATTTGGCTATAAAATCACCCCTAAACCCCCTATCTCCACCATGTAAACATCCACAACCACATCAGCATAAACCCCATTGCAACTATTTCACTTGTCATTCTTAGCCTTCCCGCCTTGACTGGCAATATCTGACCTACGTTCAGGCGATAGTTTATTTGCTCTAGCTTCCCCGCCTTCTCCTGCTATTGAACTTCTCTTTTCACTACTCAACGCTTCTGCTCTAGCTTTGCCACCCGCACTATGCCAATCTCCAGCGTCCCCTGCAAATTTCTCTTTATTTGTTGTCATAACCTATCCTAATTTGTTTATATATGTAAGCAAGCACATGTAAGTAAGCACTACCTATACCCTATCCTTAGCAAGCAACAACACCTACATACCCTATCCTCTTTTCATACACGTCAGGACATGTACGGCCTTTACGCATATTACACTTTGGGCATAAAATCTGGATGTTGCTAATATCATTAGCGCCACCAAGTGTAAGCGGCATCCTGTGATCTATATGATACTTATTATCACCATGCATTTCTAGCTCTATCTTGCAGTACAAGCATTGATAGCCTTGCGCCTCAATCATTACTTTTATATCAATACTGGTATAATTCCCAAAGCTTCCCTTCTGTTTTGCCCTCCTAACATGATTACGTATAACCTTCTTATCTCCATTAATCTTGTCATATATTCTCTGCCTTTCAAGCACCTTTTCTCGATTTTTAATGTAATACCTCGCAGCTCTAATCCTTTGTGCGTCTAAAAATTCTTTGTTAAGCTTGTTTTTCTGATAGAGGATACTTTTTTGTAACTTGATATTTAATGCTTTATCTTTTAAAACCTTATCTTCTAGCCCAGTCATTACGGCAATCAACATCGCAAAATCGGCCAAAACCTACCTTATCCCCACAATTTAAGCAATAACCATCACCCTCTATAGACAATGGAATACCGCGAGCAGCTTTTATATGCAACTCCAGTATCTTTTCTTCTATCAATGCCGCTGAGTCTACCTCATCCATATTAACTCTGATACGCTTCAAGTATGGCTTTACACATAGGACTACGTATGCAGTCACTATTCCTAAACTCTATCAACCCTATCTTCTTAATGCCGTACAACCTCTGCACTGCATCCTGTAACCCTGACATACCATGCTTAAGATCACACTGCCTAATATCACCATCGATAATAACTTTGCAATCTTCCCCAATCCGTGTAAGAAATAGCTTCATCTCACTGACTTCACAGTTCTGCGCTTCATCTAATATAATAAATGAGTTTTTAAAGGTAACACCACGCAAAAACCCTAATGGCTTAAACTTAATAATACCTCGCTTCACCATGTAATCAGTCTGACTACGACCTAGACGCTCATACAATACCTCTAGCACCCCCTCCAGATATGGAGCGTACTTTTCCTCGATAGTCCCAGGTAAGAAACCCAAAGACCTTCCGGCTTCAATGTTTGGCCTAGTTATAATCAGATTCTCAATAGCACCACTGGTCAGAAGTTCAGCAGCATAAGCAGCCGCCATGTAGGTTTTCCCTGTACCGGCACTACCTATTGCAAAAGTAATAACATTGTTCTGCATCGATTGCAGATAGTTATTTTGCACACCGTTCATAGGCACTAAAGTCTTAACAACCCTTGATGTGTTTACAGGCGCAACAGAATTTGGCGCGAAAGACAATGGATTGGCATTTAAAGCCCTTTTCTCGCTACGCCTAAAACGAGATGCACTATTCTTCCTACTCATATTCAATTCCCATCACAAATATAAGCCATGTAAATTCCCAACTCCCCTTCTTATCCATAGTGCTTATCCAAGGCAATATTCGCCAATCCCTAATGTGCATAAACCCGTAGTAAAAATACTTCACAAGCCATCCTCGATAAATCCTTCTTCAATAACAGCCTGTATTTCCCTGTTAAGATAAGCCCTAGCCTTCTTCAAATCCTTAAGTCTTGCGCCTTTATGCCCTGCTCGTGCTACGTATTTTACCACGTTCCCAAGATTGTACCCCAATTCCCATGCGGCTATTGCATCCCAGACTTCTATACCCCCAAGATCGTAATGCGCAGGCTTATTTATATCATCATTGTACATAGGATAACTCCATAAATTAATAGGTGGAAAGCTAACTAAGGGCCAACTAAACATAATGCTTAAGCCAAATACTTAAACCAAATGCTTAAACCAAATGCTTAAACAGGATACTTACCCGTCCTGCAAAATATTAAGAAATCAATCTCTTTTAATCTTTCACTTAAAAGAGTTCTAAAGTTAATCTCATCGACAATCTCAGTCAACGCCACAATGTTATCTTCAATGTTTATTAAAACCATCTCATCAATGCACTCACTAATGGCATTCATCTCATCTAATACTACCTTTCTACTCTTTTTCATTTTTCCTTACCTTATTCATCTTATTAACCAACAAAAAACAGCCGCTAAACACTGCCCACGACACGATATAACAAATTCCTGTCAATGGTATTACCCAAATCACTATCCACGTTAAAAACGTCATACTCCACCTTCATACCAAGCCTCATACCAAACCTCATACCCACCACCACGAGTAAAAAAAATGACCTTTAATGACTCATCAAAAAAGGCCGAGTGGTGTGAGGGAGAAGCTCACCGTGCAAATTTTAAATTATTATCGCATTAATTTAAAAAGCTGTCATTTTTTGTACTGAATCAACGAATCAACTGAATCAACGAAATCCTTGTATAGCTCTTATATGGAAATGAACTTATTTGCATAGCGTTTTATAACAACAAAACTATTATTTATCTAAATATCTCATGGAACCTATTTATACTATATTCTTGATTCATTGATTCAATACTAAATAAATATATATAATTCAATAAGTTAAAGTGAATCAAGAACATTTTTATGTTGATTCAGTCTTGATTCAAAATACCAGTGTTGATTCATTTTTAGAAATTATAAGGTTTATGAAACTCTTTAACCAACTCAACCACTGAATCAACGCTTTCATTAATATTGTACCAAACTGTATGCACTGACCTTATTCCGCCTTTGTTAGTTACATTAATTCGATTAATAATTTTTCTGTAATCTAAACTATGCAAGATGTGTTGAGTCATTTTTTGAGAAGGTAACTTAAGTCCATCCGCATCAAAATCAATTTTAATACAAGATGCCAAATAAGTTAAATCAAGTATTTTTTCATTAATAACTGGGCATCTGAACTTATCAATTAAGTCCTCAATCTGCTCAACTTCAAGATTTTTTGAAAGATTAATCATTCCATCCCTGCCCGATGTTGATGGCGCGCGTGTCTTATGATTAAAATCATCGCTAATTTTTCTAGTCATTAAATAATGGGCAATGGCATCAGGTCGAAGTCTAATGCCATTATCAAATAAGTTATTAAAATATGCTGTTGCCCCTTCTGCCCCACCTAAAAGTTTGTTTAATTGCTCTTTAGATTGGATAGCCCCGTAGATAATACAAAAACCTCGTTCATCTTCTGTAATAGCCAACGCATCAGGATGATTAGAAAAGAATAGGTAACTAGCAAAATTAGGTACGTTTCTGTGATTCTGTCCTTTTTCTTCTATTTGAATAACGTCATTACGAATATAATCTTTAATTCTATTCATAAGTTCATATTTATTATTGCCAGCTACATATATTTCTTCCACTATATTAAGAATAGAGCCACTAGCCCAGCTAGAAAATCTACCCATAATAGCGTCTGGAGTTACTTTTTGTGAATTTCTACCAAGAATAAGCTCCATAACTACGCTAAAATAAGATTTACCTGTGCCTTGTGAGCCTTGAAGAAGCAATGCCCAATTAATACGTTCACCAGGCTTTTGGATGATATGACACATCCAATCAAGCATAATAGTTTTTTCACGTTCATCATTAAAACTAAGATTGACATGCTTAATAAAGTCAGCAACAACCCTTTGCCCTTCAGCATCATTGTGTAACTCCTTTGCCGGAACAACACCATAATCTTTATAGCTGTTAAGCATAGCCTTACCTTCATAATCAAAGAATTGATCTGCTTTAGGCCAATACATAATATCTACAACACTTTTCATTCTGTAAACCACACTCATCATTTGAGAAGCAGGTATTTCGGCTTCTTTACAATCTATTTCACCGCTGAATTTAATATTAAAAGCTTCCTTACCAATTTCATAATTGGTAACTACATTATGATATTTGTTGCGAGTCTCTATAAATATCCAATCCTCTGCCCAATCAGGGCAACCACCTTCTCTAATAAGTTCTTTCTTTTTAGGCATCAGCACTTTTAAAATAGCTGCCTTGGTCATACCATCAACCTTTCCAATTTCATCATAGATGGTCTTAGCCATAACTTGACGTTTGATTTCTGGAATGATAGATAAAGAAATCTTACTTAGCCGTTTACCTAATGCTATCAATGAAGGCATATCAGTGATTTTGTTTTTGTTATATTCTTCCCTTTCACCTTCCCCTTCACCTATAACTTCGTCCTGAATAGGCGCAGTTATTTCATCAAATAAGCCCGACAGCTCAACTTCTATTATCTTATTGGCCCTCATAACTATAGTAGCGAAGGTTAAAGGGGGTTTACCTGCAACAACTCGCTTAGTAAAAGACAACCACTTATTCGACATCTCTTTAGCTTCAAATCGAGCAGGATCAAGTGCTGACCAGTTGTACCAAAGTTGATAACCTTGTTCACTACCTTCATACTGATGATACAAAGCCCTGCCAACATCCACCCAATCTTCATAAGGTATTATGTTTTCAGCCTTATAGACGAGTAGATGTTCTTCTATTTCATCATCGCTAATATCTAAAGGTTGGTACTTAAGATGGTCTTCAAGATCATTGGTAATACCTAGATTATCATCGCTGTCATTGCTCGCTATAGAGTCTCTGTACTTCTCTATATTAAAGTCATTAACATCTAAAAACTCTACGGTCTTACTATAACTAAAAGAGTCCATAATACCCTCTTGCGAGCTAGACGGCATATACATAGCCAATTCAGGTTTAAAGGCACAAGGATCGAAGGTAAACTCTTTGAACTCATCAGCCAATGCCTTACACAAAGGTTCATAATCTTGAGCAGGGATTTCTGACAATAAAGGGATGACTATTCTAAATTTAGGCTTATCAAACCGACTGCTATAAGTAGAGTAGGCTAATAAAGTGTAGGGTAAGTTATGCTCCAGCTCACTAATAACATCTTCACCTGTGCCATCGAAACTATCAACATCAATAGTAACCATTGATCGGCTAACCATGTTCTCAGCATTACGCTTATTGTTTGCAAATACACCACCTACAAAATAACCATGATCTTTTTTATCACTACCGACCTTATGGGTCGTTAACACCTCAACTATTTTAGGCCATTCCAGAGAATGATTTTTACATTCGGCGGCTATCTTCCGGCCTCTTGCTATGTTAAATGTTTCCATGTTAATCTCAATGTCCTATTATAGGCATCTCAGTTGCTTTTAATTCCCCGTTTGTGATCTTCTCTATCTGTATTGCTCTATTGGCTGGGATTGTCTTTAACTTAGACCATTCACCTACAGCTTGACGGCTAACACCAAGCCGTAGAGCCATTTTTCGTTGATTACCAAAATGCTTTATTATTATTTCTATATTCATGGTTGCTTTCTATTTAATGACAAGGTAAGATTGACATCGTACCTTAACTTTATAAAGAGAGCAACATAAATGGCAAAACATGCAAAATTAAGCGCCAGTGGTAGTCACACATGGTTAAACTGTACAGGTTCAATAAAAGCCCAACAGGAGTATGTAAATTCATCATCACGCTATGCCGATGAAGGTACATGCGCTCATGAATTAGCTGAATATTGCGTAGATAAATCAGCTAACCCTTTTGACTTTGAAGATAAACCTTCACCAAGTTTTCCTGACATAATTATTAATAAGGAAATGTGTTCTTCTGTTCAAATGTACATAGACTATATAAATAGTATAGTTGGTGATAAAACTTATGAAAATCGAGTAGATTTTAGTGATTATGCCCCTGAAGGCTTTGGAACTGCGGATTGTATCATCTACAATGAAGATGATGGCATTATTACTATAGTAGACCTAAAGTATGGAAAAGGAGTTCGTGTCCATGCTCATGAGAATAGTCAACTAAAACTATATGCTTTAGGGGCATTAGCTGGGTATTCTAAGCGCTATAAAATCAAAACAGTTAACATTGTTATTGTTCAACCTCGCATTGACCATATAGACGAGTTTGGACTAACAGTAGACGAGTTATATCGATTTGGTGAGTTTGTTAAAATACAAGCGGCTATTGCCCTATCTGATGACGCGCCAAGAACGCCAGGTGACGAACAGTGCCGATGGTGCAAACATAAACCTAGATGTCCAGAGCTGTTACAACTTACCAATGACACGTTAATGGCAGAGTTTGATAACTGTGACACCACTCCGGTAAACAGGCTTAGTGATGAGCAGTTATCTATGGTATTAAAGAACTCTAAATTAATAGCATCATGGTTATCAGCCGTTGAAGATTATGTTAAAGATAAGTTAGATAACGGTGAGGGGTTTATCGGCTATAAATTAGTTAATGGCAGAAGTAGTCGCGGATGGAGTAATGAGCAAGAAGCAATAGAAGCCTTATCTGAACTATATCCTACCGATGAAATCTTTGAGCAATCGTTTTTATCGGTAGCTAAAGCTGAGAAGTTGGTGGGTAAAAAGAATATGAGCATCATAGATAAATTTATAGTTAAGCGGGATGGCCGACCTACCTTAGTGCCAGAGTCAGATAACCGACCTTCTGTTTCAGTGTCAGTAAATGATTTTGATTAAATAATTTGACATTACATAATGTGTTAAGTTAAACTTTACATCGCCAATTAAGGCAAAAATCTAAAAAGGATAAAATAAAATGTCAAGAATCACAGTAAACAATGTAAGGCTTTCTTTTCCGTCATTATTCAAAAAATCAGTGTTTGATGGTGTAGAGACTAAATTTGAAGCGACATTTCTAATCGCTAAAGATTCAGCAACACATAAACAAGTTACAAAAGCGATTGATGCTTTTATTGAAGAAAAGTTTGCTGGAAAAACACCTAAAGGTTTGAAGATCACAGCGTATAAAGACGGTGACGAAAAAGATTATGATGGTTATGAAGGTATGATGGCCCTTAAAGCTGGAACTACTAAAAGACCTATGATTATTGATGCTGATAAAACACCATTAGTAGAAGATGATAACAAACCCTATGCTGGTTGTTATGTTAATGCCATACTTGAGTTCTGGTATTCTGACCACCTTAAAGGTGGGAAACAGATTTTAGGTAATCTAGTGGCAGTTCAATTTGCCCGAGATGGTGAAGCCTTTGGTAATGGTACATCAGTTTCCGTTGATGATTTTGAAGATGTATCTGAGTTTTAATATAACTTAAATATTATCAATTAAGCCGGACTTGTTCCGGCTTAATTATGGTAAAAGGGTAAATAATGGCATTGTTTATTGATGTGGAATGTTATAAAGATTACTTTTTAGTTTGCGCAAAAAATAGTAAAACAGGAAAAATAACCAAGATCGCAATGCACGATGATTGTGAATTGGATAAAAACTTATTGACTAAAATGATGTGTCAAGAATTAATCACATTCAATGGTAATAAGTATGACTTACCAATGATAACAGCAGCATTATCAGGGTACACCTGCCAAAAACTGCATGACTTATCAAATGAAATAATTATGAGTGATGTACCAACTTATCAAATACTTAAAGCCAAGAATATAAACGTAGGTATTCTCAGACACATAGATCTCATAGAGGTTGCAATAGGCGTAGCTTCATTAAAGATTTATGGTGGAAGGTTACACGCTAAAAAGATGCAAGATTTACCAATAGCCCCACAGGCTTCTATCTTACCTGAACAGCGAGACCTACTGGAGCTGTATTGTCAGAATGACTTAGAGTTAACCGAATTACTTTATAACAAACTACTGCCTCAAATTAATTTGCGTACAGAAATGAAGGCGACATACGGCATGGACTTACGCTCAAAATCTGATGCCCAGATTGCTGAGACTATCATTAAATCAGAACTAACCGCCATCACAGGTAAAACCTATTTCCCATATATATATGAGGGAGGGTTCACCTTCAAATATAAAGACCCTAAGATAATAGCCTTTGAGAACCCTGTCTTAAAAGACATCTTCATTAAGTTACTCAATGAAGATTTTATGTTATCAGAGAAAGGCTCAGTCAAGATGCCAGTATGGTTAGCTAGACAAAAGATAACGATTGGTACGACAACTTACAAAATGGGTATTGGTGGATTACATAGCTGCGAGAAAGGCCAGTTAGTTAAAGAAGGTAAAGGTTATTTAATATCTGATTTCGATGTTACTTCTTTTTATCCTAGCATCATCCTACAGCAAGAACTATTCCCTGAGTCTATGGGTAGAGAGTTCTTAACCTTATATAAATCTATTGTTGAACGTAGAGTAACTGCTAAACGTAATAAAAACACTGTAGAAGCTGATGTACTTAAAATTGTACTCAATGGTTCGTATGGTAAATTTGGCTCACGTTTTAGCTCACTATATTCACCTGAACTATTATTACAAACTACGCTTACCGGACAACTTAGCCTGCTAATGCTCATAGAATCACTTGAGTTTAACGATATAAAAGTAGTATCTGCAAACACTGATGGCATTGTTACTTGTTACCGAGCAGAAGAAAGTGAGAAGGTACATAAACTTTTATTAGAATGGACTGCACAAACTACCTATAACTTAGAACAAACAGACTACAGAATATTAGCGTCCAGGGATGTTAACTCATATCTCGCAGTTAAAACAGACGGTAAGACTAAAGGTAAAGGTTGTTTTGCTGAACCTTCACTATCTAAAAACCCTGATGGGCAAATAATCTATGAAGCTGTTATAGCTAAAATTGCAACAGGCGCACCTATTCATAGAACGATTAAGAACTGCACTGACATAACTAAGTTTGTAACGGTACGAACTGTTAATGGTGGTGCAATGTGGCAAAATGAGTATTTAGGTAAATCTATTCGCTTCTATCATACAGCTACACCTGAATTACAAGACGGCACCATAACTTACACCAAGAATGGTAATAAAGTCCCGAACAGTTTAGGCTGTAGGCCAGTGATGGATTTACCAGATAGTTTACCAGATGATATTAATTACAAGTATTACATCGACAAAGCTAATGAGTTATTAATAGGAGTAGGGCGATAATGTTAGAGAAAACAATCGAAGCGGCATTAGGAAAAAAGGTTAAAACTTTAGGTGGTAAATATGAAAAGTTTACGGCCCCAAGTAGACGCTCAGTGCCTGATCGCATAATAACTTTAGCTGAAGGTCGTATTATCTTTGTTGAATGTAAAGCTCCAGGCAAAGTTGCTACTGATGCACAAGCGAGAGACCATGACCTTAGACGAGCATTAGGCTGTGATGTAAGAGTAATATCCACAATGGAGCAGATTGATGCCTTCCCGAATTGATTTACACGATTATCAAAATCGAGCTGTAGAATTTATAAAAGATAATAAAAGGTCATTTTTAATGTTAGAAATGGGACTTGGAAAAACAGTATCTACATTAACTGCCATTGGCGACTTGCTCCAAACAAAATCTATTAAAAAAGTATTAGTCATCGCACCGTTAAGGGTAGCTAATTCAGTATGGTTGCAAGAATCACGCAAATGGACGCATACCAAACACCTTTTAGTCCATAGGGTATTAGGTAGCCAAAGTGATCGCCTTAAGGTTCTTCATCATGATAGTGAAGTATATGTAATTAACCGAGAAAACGTGCAATGGTTAGTTAATCATTATGGTAAAAAATGGCCTTTTGATATGGTTGTGGTTGATGAAAGCAGCTCTTTTAAGAACGCTGGTAGTCAACGATTTAAAGCTATAAAGAAAGTATTGCCTTTTATTGAATATATTGTGCTGCTAACCGGAACACCGTCACCAAATGGCCTATTAGATTTGTGGTCACAATGCTATTTAGTTGATTATGGCCATTCATTGGGTCGCACAATGACAGCGTATAAACAGCGTTTTTTTGAGCAAGGTTACATGGGGTATTCATTTACACCACGAAAAGGCTCACAGGTTCAAATTGAAAAGTTAATGAAACCTTATACCCTTTCTATGCAAACTGCGGATTACCTAGACCTTCCTGATCGTATAGATTTAATCGAAGAAATAAATTTATCACCTAAAGTATTAGCTGAATACAAATTATTTGAACGTGATTTGTTTATAGAGTTTGAAGGTCATCAAGTAGAAGCAATAAATGCTGCTGTACTTGCTAACAAACTACTCCAATATTCCAATGGGGCAATGTATGTTGATGAATATAAGAACTGGGCAGAACTTCACACATCTAAACTTGATGCTCTAGCTGAGTTGATTGAGCAAAACGATGAAAACATTCTTGTAGCATACAACTATAGAAGTGATCTTGAACGCCTTCAAGCACGTTTCCCCGATGCTGTAGTTATGGATAAAAATGATGACACTATAACCTTATGGAATAAAGGCGATATTAAACTTCTTTTAGCACATCCTCAAAGCGCAGGGCATGGCCTTAACCTTCAACATGGTGGGCAACTTGTTATTTGGTTTTCACTTTGCTGGTCACTGGAATATTACCAACAATTTAATGCCAGATTACATAGGCAAGGTCAAACCAAACCAGTACGCATAGTCCATCTGGTTGTAAAAAACACTATAGACGAACGAGTCATGAAGGTTATTAATGAAAAAGACGCTACCCAAAATAGATTAATTACAGCTCTTAGATAATTAAATGTAAATTAGAGCTTGACACTTTATTTTTAAATCTTTACTATAGCCACAACTTAAAAAGTTAACGCATCCAGAGCGTAGAATCTGGGCAGGCCGGAACAGACACTGATAGACCTAGCAGAAAAAGGATTTTTAGTGATACATCCAGTTTCCTAGACAGAATTTTAGGGTGTATCAGTAAAAAGTGCGGCCGGTGCCACCTCGGACCGAAAAAAGGCGGGGGATGAAAAGTTATTCCAAATAACAGCCGCACTGTTCCACCCCCTCAATGGCTTAGTTTAGTTCTGCGAGGGTTTTAAAGATGGTTATTGAGCTGTAATCGTGGCTTCGATAATCCTAGGAGAAGTTCCCGCAGCAAAAGGAAGGCAGGTAGCTACTGCTGAACGCCGGAAACAGTAACCATCTTTAAAAGTACGTACCCAGCAGAGCAACCTGCCTTATCAAAGCACCTATTATTGCGCTGGCCAGTGTCAGCGCTCCTTATTGGAGATAGAAATGAAAGATTACGCAGACAAAGCAGATTTATTAAATGGCAGCCTTGATGACCTTGAGGATTATTGGCACCAAGAATCTCAGAACGCAAAAATTGGCAAGCTTGCGGCCTTGTTTATCATCGTTGTTTTAGGTTTAGCTTTAAGCTTTATCTACAGCAAAAGTTCACCCGCAGCGGTCAATACTGTTTCATGTTTTTCCTTAGTCGATCAGGCCGGTGAAGAATGAGTACCAAAACCGCGACAGTCACTGTTCAGGGCGTTGATATAGCGATTGAGTTCGATCATCAGCCCAAAGAAGCGGAAACACTGACTTACCCTGGTTGTCCTGAAAGTGTGGAAATAACAGAGGTACAAATAAAGGGATTTTATTTAGCAACTGAATGGCTCAGTAACTACTTTATTGAGTTGATAGAGGCAGAAGCTCTTAAGGAGTGCGGGTAATGATTAAGCTCATTATGAAAATCTTGGCTAGGGTGGATTTCGACAAACACCGATCACCAAGATTCACAAACAAACATTACTTAAA